GAAAATGGATGCTCACGTGTCAGCATCCATTTTCCATAACTTGCATATTGGACAGCCGTAACTTGTTCAGAGCGCACAAAGTTAACAGCCTTTTGAATGTCCCGTAGCACGTCAGTGTAGGATTTTATGTATTGGTTTCCTAAGTGATAACGCCCATCGCCGTCTTGGTAAATCAAAGGAAGATACTGAGATGGCCATTCTTTTTCCTCTAAAATATCATCTCCGTTTACTACCCATTCAATAATCTTATAGCCATCATCTGCCCAGCGTGTGTCATGCACGGTAATAGGGCGTAATGCATCTAGCTTTCCTTGGGCGATAAGCTTAGATTGCATGGCTTCTCGCTTAGCTATTTCCTCTTTCACTTCCTTTTTAAGGACTACGGTACCATCCGATAATTCCGCAAGCTCAACTGGCTCAAAGCGCTTACGCCACATTCGTCCTAGGAAAATATCATCACGATCGTTAACCTGGTTATTAAAGAATTGACCACCACCAAACGCAAAGGAATTATCTGATGCCTCTTTTCCATACTCGGAGTGATACTTTTCTTTAGATAGCCTAAATATGCGACCACAATAATCTCCATCGGACTTAACAGGATCGGTGGCATTTGGATCCCAAAATGCTCCACACACTTCTAAAATATGCTTCACCCCTAGACGCTGATTAAATGAACGCGCATGTTCATATTCTCGGTATATTTCATACCCTCCAAACCCACATGAAACTGCGTCTCTCAATACCTCTTGTCTTTGCGTAGGAAACTTAGAGTGATAAAGGATTTCCCTCACTAAATCATCGTAAAGTTTAGTCTTGTCACGCACCTGTGAATTGTCGGACTCAATAGGCTTTAAGATTAATCCAGGCGCACTGTTACGGTCTTCACCTAATACCTCGTTAATCATAGGCTGACAGATATTAAACGTCAGGACAGGCTTATGAGCTAATCTACGATAGGCGGCTTGCTGTTCATCCCACTGGATATTTAGATTGGCGAAGTTGTTGTTATCTATCCACTTATTGTAATTGTTAGAGAAGTACTCAAATGCCATACCCGCTTCTTTCTGAAGCTTATCCCGATAGGTAGAGCCAGTCTCTTCATCCTCAATCTCATCGAGAGAACGCATCTTACTGGTCTCATCCAATTCAGGGTTGCCTAGCTCTCCATAGACTTCTTGCTCTAAGATATGGGCTAACCCTTCCTCAATCTGTTGGTCTTCGTTTCTCTCAATTATGTTGCCCATTGCTCCCCTCCATAGGATTGTAAATGCTGCAAAACTGGTGGAAGATTTACTTCCCCTCTAAGTCCTATTTCATATGCGTGCGTTAAAGCTAACGAATCTCCTCTATCCGGTGATCGGCCTAGCTTCCTTCCAGATGTTTCACCCTTATCTAATAACTTTCTCTGACCACGGCTAGTAAAATAATACCTGACGCTTAATAAGTCTTGGGCTAATAAATCATCATTGGGTATTTCAACCGGCGCGTCCTTTAACCATTCCAATAGCTCACCATACATCTCATCCCGTTTGTTCACATACTTGTCAGCGTTAGCCTTGGAAGGAGAGGAACACCCATTCACCGGTATTACGTAATCTTTATACCCTTGATGACGTAGGATTGTTATCACCCCAGACCCAAGCCCAATTGAATCAATCAGTACCTTATCAATGCCTTCAGTCTTAATAATGTTGATTATTATACCAGCAATCTGGGCTTCATCTTTATGAAGATGCGTCTCTAAATTATAGGCTACTCTGCCTTGGCGTCTAATGATACTCGTGAAGTCTTTCCCCATCCCTCCAATATCAGCGCCTAACAGTTTAGGCCCTATTCTGGCGCACGTTCCAGTACGTCTAGCTGCATTGATCAAGTCAGCCGTAAAGAGGGCGTCTTCAATAGATTCATCAAAGGCTTCAACAGGATTGCATGGATATTCTCGCCTGAACAAAGACAAGCCTATCTTGCCATCTCCCCCTTCCTTTATTTTTAATCTACGCCAATACAGCTGCAAATCATCTAGCTGATACAGCTCTTTTAAGATGACCTCATCATCATCCAATGTAAGAGGAGTGGGTGAAATCGCACGATAACTTGGTTCCCAAAACCAGGGAATGAAAATAGCAATGTACTCATCTTCTCCATACATGGCTTGCTGCCATTTCTTGAAAAAGAAATTGTCTTGCCCGTACGCGGTGGACTCTAGAATGATCTCAGTACCCGCTATGCGCGGCACCGCTTGAAACAGGCCAGCAATATGGTCTTCAGCATTAGCCCAGAAGGCCACTTCGCTACCATGTAATAGCTGAACTGTGGACGACCGCCCCGCACCTTTAGTTTTGGCCGTCGCTAGCGCATAGGAACAATCAATCTGGCCAAAGGATAGCTCATTGGCGTTGTCTCTACTCGCCTCCGCTTTAACAAAAGCTGGACAGTTCTCATGATAGCGTTTGACCATCTGAAAGAGATTCATGGTGGCTTTGTCTTCGTGGGTTAAGATGAATGTCTTGATGCCCATGTTGTTGGTAGAGAGCCAGTAATAACGGCCTGCAACGTAAGTGGAGCATCCTTGCTGACGACCTTTTAAAAGAATTGCCCGCACCATCCCTGTGCGGGTCTTTTGCTCTTCCACTCTCTGGTGGATATAGCGTTGAGCCACATTCAATTGAAATGGCTCAACTCGTCCATTCCGTGGACGTATGAAAAGACAATTCTTCGCGTAGAACTCAAAGTCCTTCGCTAAGTCCTGCCTCAACTGTAATTCCTGATGAATTAGATGATTGACGTGATTCACAAAGCTTTTTCACCCATTCCGTATGAGAGTTCTGGACGTTCCCTTCAAATTTCTCTACTAACAAACCATGCATCTTTAGGCGTAATCCTATGGCTGCTGTGGCCGCCGTATAGCGTCCATCCTCTTTCGCCCGTTGAATAATATCGGCCAAGTCCGCATCACACTTACGCTTAATCTCAACTAAGTCGTAAATTCGGCCTTGTTCTATCTGAGCAATAGCCGCTTGTTGCTTGTCCTGATGCGCTTGAATGGCGTCTCTAACAGCCGGATTATGTAACAATAAATGGCCAGTCTTCCCTATGTTCTTACCATCTTTATATCCACATAGACGAGCAGCATCGCTTGCATTACGCGTAGTCAGGTAATGAGTCACAAATTCTTGTTGTCTTGGTGTAAGTATAGGGTTCATATGGGGCAATAATAATAAATTGTCCAAAATAAATCAATTAGTTTTGAATTAAAATGAGTTTTTATTTGTTTGGCACGAGAATGTCAAACTTAGGCTATTAAAATTTGTTCATTTCTTGATAATCTATCCATGATTGTTCAATCAAATGACAATCATTAATTACTTCTTCTAAAGGATCGCACTCATATATTATTACTTCTTCATGGCATTCAGGACAATTAATATATTTATCTGCTCTCTCTTCTTTATGAACCACAGTAAAAGTTGTTTCTCCACATTCCCTACAATAATATTTACACGACTCATAATCCTTTATATTCATTCTTATAGCCTCAATATAGAAAGAGAGTTTTAGGTTGAACCACGAAACGAACACCTTCCCAGATAGAAGCAACCACAGCAAACCAACGATACCAAACTGATTTAGGAAGAGGATGGTGCGTATGGCTAGGAAATCTATGCAAGACTACTAGCTCATCCATTCCCTTAATTTCTACATAATCCAAATTACCTTGTAGATTGCCATTCAAGATAATTTCTGAAGTAAGAGACAAACCCACCTGTCGCCGTTCATCATGATAGCGTTGTAAATATGCGGCTATATTGTAACCATTATTTAAGTGGGACATGAGGAAAATTCAGCAGGTGAAGTATAAAGGATCGTAAGCTCTCTATCTCTTTATCCTTCTGAGCTAGCTTTTTATACGTTTTATATTCTTCGTTAAGTGTATGAGGATAAGGAAATGACTGATGTTCAAATAAGTGCGCGATAGGTTCATACCATTCCATAAATTTTTCCAGCCTTTCAAATTTATTAACGTGTGACATTACGCTTATTCCTGTAACAAAAATAGCAAATCCATTCTCCGCGGCTTCCCATAATTTGATGTTGCCACGCTATAAAACGCCACCTATGAAAACCTAAGGAACACTTAAGTTTAGCCACCCACTTTTTCATATTTTTTCCCTAGATCCAACCATTACTTTTACTCTTCCCACAAACCTCGCATATCGTGGTTAATTTTTCGGGCGTCTTATATATAGCATAATTACCATACGATATAACGGTAGTTTCTCCAATCTCATAATATAATTCATATAAATGAAAACCTAAGGAACACTTAATTTTACCAAGTAAGCTTTTCATCGGTATCAGCTCCATTTAAAAATTGCTCTGGCGTAATCCCTCTTTCTTCTAATTCGTTGTAGCGCTCTGCTAATCTTTGATACTCATTATAAACCCTGTGTGCTCGCTCTGGAGGATACTCAAGAGATAAATAATACTCACAGACGGGCGTATGTTCTCTACACAGCTTAATGACTTCTGAAGTTTTAATAACATACCATAGAGGATTACTCATTTTTATTTCTCATCCCTCTTTTCATTTCCTTCACCCTACTACATAAATAATCTTGAATAGAGTCAACTCGGGCTAAAATATGGGAAGCTGGCGCTCCATCATTTAATGCTTCTATAATCCTAGAACAATTTTCTAAGGCATATTCACACAGGTGTAATTCTTTCGTGGGACTTTGAAAGTTATTCCAATCTTCTATTCCTTTCTGTAAGTCGGCAGGAAGATAATATCTATCAAAAGCTATCATTGGTATGCCATTACAAAGGTGATGATAACACTCACAATAAATATTAAAATGCGGCTTGGTCGCTTCATCGGCTGGTTGCTCAGGAGGACGATATACATGCGTGGCATTTATATTAGGCAATCTATTACATATTTCACATAGAAAAATTTCCATCAATCTTTCTCCTCAAAAATTTTACAATCTCCAAATTCATCTGTAGGTATAATGACCATATCCAATTTTCTGGTGATAGCCATTAAAGCACCGCATTCTAAATCTGATATAAAAGCAAGAGCATCATCAATATCCGTAAAGTGATTAATTTCTGGTATTTCTTGTTCTACCTCATCTATAAAGGCTTTAACGGTATAAAGAGATTGTCTCGGATTATTGCGTAGGATCTTACGAAACAATCTCAGCTCCATAGTTTTATTTTTCATTACTGCGCTTTCTCTCCTGTGATGAAATTTCCACCAGCATCCATCGGCCAGAAATGATATAAAATTTTAATAGCCAACTCCTTAGGTAATTGATAGTCCTTATTATGTAGATAAAATTCTGGATCATTTTCCAATCTTTCATAAAGCTCCTTAATATGCTTCTGAATTTCCAAAAATAAGTAATCATATTCAGCTGTAAATTTATTCCACTCGTCTGTATCAACGACTGTAATTCCTCTTGTAGTATTACCCATATTTAAATCATTAAGCTTAAGGTAGTGTTTCATTTTAAATACTCGAATAGGCTGCGTTTTTCATCTTTTCTTGAAATTGTTCTTGGTCACAGATATTTTCCTCGCCTGAACTAACTACAATATTCTGATTATCGGTATCTGTTAAAGAAATGATTGTAAAATCCGGTTCAGTTTCTGGCGGATCTAGAGGTTCTTTATCTCTACAAATCCATGTTAATAAGTATTTAGCAGTTTTCATTCGCTTTCTCCCAAGTATTTTTCTAAAAATTTATCTAAAAATTTATCTAAATCAGGCAAGTGTTGCGCTCTCAAGTGATATATTTTCTTTAACTGCAGTAGTGGAACCGCAATCGTCCTTTCGTCTTTCATGGCTGCATTCCATTTTTCTATTAACTCTTTTAAATAAAATTCTTCGAACTCATCTAGCCACGTTATATGCTCGTTATCGCAGTCAGGGCAATTAGTAGATAGATAGTATTTTCCGCTAGTTGGCAGTTGTGAACTTGCCTGAATATCTGGAAAATATCCGCATTTCATACAGGGAAGCAGTGCTTCCATACCATTATTCATCTTTTCTATCCTCTTGGTTAATATATTTCTCTATTCTAAAAATCTGCATCTTCAAGGTTTCTTCTTCTTCATAAAAAGAGAGAGAGGCTTTAATAATATTAAAATCTTCTAAGGCTTGGCTAGTGCTAATGTAAGAATTACGTTCACTATACGAATTCCACTGCTCAATACTGGATAATATAGGGCCAGAAAATTCTGGTGGTTTGAACTTCATCCCTTTATCTCTTTTACAATACGGACATCTCGCATGATATAAGCCAGAAAAATAAATAAACTCAGGAAATACTTGACATACGGGACAGCACTTAACTTCCATTTTCTTTCTCCAATTGCTGCTTAATATATTTTTCTACCACCAAAAATTCTGATGGAATTTCATTTTCATGTACCCAAAACATACATCTTAGATGTGCCCACTCTTTAAAAGCTTCTTCAGCACTAATTTTTTTGTTTTCTGAGCGACACATTTCATTCCAGTTATAAATTACATCTGAAATATTCTCTACGGGAAAATCAATATTTTTTTTAGTGCCACATTTACAATAAACCCCATAGGTTTCCTCATTATTCCCCATATTAACATAAGAAAAAGTAGGGAACTGATGACAGGTATTACATTTTTCAACCATAAAAAATACCCCATATTAAATAAGAAATATTAAAGCCCGCTGCTAGCATAGTTATCCAATAAAAACAACAAGCTCTAAAAAACAGTTTTTTAGAAGCGATATAGTTCTCTTTAGATTTTCCAGTATAAATTGAATCTACCAAATTACCTCGAGAGTCACCTAGGGTAGGAGTATTATTATAATGCTTCTGGCAATATCTATATAACAAACTTTCCATATCTTTTTCCGGATCGTCCCCTGGCTGCATTTGATAAGCATTCCAGTTATTTATTAATGAAAAAATATTAATTATTGCTCCTACAATACCGGCTCCGCACCCAGGACACTTTATTTTTATATTATCAAATACTTTGTTTTCATTATCGGGATATAACCATATTACTGGATGAATTTTACAGGTTTTGCAAGCGTAAGTAAAAATATTCATTATTTAAAAACTCCCGATTTAAATATCCAGCGACACAAACAACTTAAATGCAAAAATGTTTCAAAAAAATGTTTAACCGGCAAGTCATGAGGAATATAAACCGTTAGCATACTAGCGTCATACTTAAGCCTATCATAAGCCGCTACTACTTCGGCATATGAATTAACCTTCTTCCCTGTTTTGTTCTTCTTCATAATGCTCCTGTTGTATTAAATAGTCCGCTTGCCACCAATCTGGTTGATAATGCTCATCTGGTTCAGGAGGCAAATCCGTTTCATTCATGTATCTACTCCTCCGGCGTAATCCCGTTTAATAATCTTACATTTGTGTAAATAATTCTTAATATATCTTTTACCTGGTCATATAGCCCTTTTAATTTCCAATCTAAATCGTCCAAGTCATTTTCTAATTTTTCTATGCGGCTATAAATTTGAGTTATCTCATTTGAAGTAACAGAATCTAACCCGATGGTAATTTTATGATTTTCGTCTATCTTTTTATTTAATTCTTTAACTTGGGTTTGTAAAAGATAAATCTGGCCTCCAAATTCACTAATTACTTTATCAATTCTAAGTTCTCTTTCTTGTGAAGCATAATATTTCTCATGCTCAGAACTTAATCCGTGGGGATGTAAGAATTTTTCATATACAAATTTTTGTCCTGGAGACATTTCTTCCTCATCTGACATTTTAATTTACCCCTGGATTTGGTTCATCTAATTCTTCTACTAACTCTGTTAATTCCCGAATGAGCCTTTCTGTATTACTTTCTGGTCTACACCTGCTGAAAAAGTTTATTATATTTCCGAAGGTATAAATTACCGCTAGAGGATTAATCATCCATTATCTCCCATAATGACTAAGGTAATACCTACGGCAAGTTTCTAAAGCAATTTTTTGTCTTAGCTTGGTATATCTACGATTCTCTAAAAATGAGTTGTAAAGTTCTTTAATTGAAATTAATAAGGTCATGAGGTTTCTCCTGCAATATGATTGGGAAGAAATTTTTTCGCTGCTTCCCATCCGTGTATAAAACAATCCACTTCTCTAGCATCAAAAAATTTATAGTGAGCACTAGAATTTTTAAACAAATAATGCTCTAAAATGCAGTTACTACTTCCGAAGCCGTCACTTACTTCAATTTCCTGAGCTTCTTTATCTATTTCTTCACTTACCAAAAATATATACCAGCTTCCTAATCTATCATTCTCTCCGCTGAATATTCGTCTGATAATTAATTGCATTTTATTCATCTCCCTCTTCCATAGCATTTATCTTTTTAAAACAAGTCTGACAACATTTCTGGGGAATAGCTTCTAGCATAACCTCTAACAGAACCTTTTTTAATTCTTCCATAACAGTGGAAATTATTCGGCTTTCTTGCATATTACATTCTGGATCATAAAATTTATTCTTAGAATGTAAGCTCATATTTTTACCCTTCTTACAAAATTTGATTCACTAGGAAATTGATTCACATCAATCTTATCAGGGTTAATATGCTCAGTGCCTGCCTTTAACTTATCACGTAGCGCATTCCACTCTGGTTCACTTAAATGCTGACAACAAAGACAGTATCTAGATTCTTCATAGGTTTTTGGCATGGTCGTGTAGGTATATCCCCCTTGGCTTTTAAAATAAAGCTCAATGTCATGGGTAATACCACTATCTTCTAGAACCATGTCTTTTAAAAAATCATCTAATGGTAGATTGGAATCATTAGATGCCTTTGATGTTAACCCCTGTAGTTCGCCTATTAGTTCCGATATCATTTTCATTTTTAATCTCCTTGGTTTAAAAACATACTTCACTTTAAGCAGTATATACTACTCCGATCATGTGTCAACACTTATTTTAATTATTTTTTGAAATAGCTGAAATAAGCCTTTCTTTACTAGGAGAAGTGAAATCGAACTCCTTAATTTTGATAGGCCAAAAGGGGTAAAGGATCCTTTGTTCCAGAGCATCCTCTATGAAGTCTGGTTCAGTCGTGATAGTTTTATACTGAAGAGGCTTATACAGCACAGGAACGACGGTGCTACCCTTTATGGTTAATTCTGTATAAGATTTCTTTAACTCGTGAAAACTATACTCAATTAAAGGATCGGTAATTTTTAAAGGGCAAGAATTTTTAGGAGCATAACCGCTCTCCGTAGCTCCCAAGTTCCAATAAAATTTCCAGATTATTTCCATGTTTCTACTAATTGGAGGGATTTTTTTAATATCGCAGGATAGCGTTATCTGTGAAAGCGTATTTACTTCATCGTTTTTCACATACTTTTCTAAATCATCCAGTATCTTCTTTAAAAGTAATTCATCGTCGTAACTACGCATCACTATATTTGTCCATACCAAATAATTAGTGAAATCATGTAAATATAGAGCTTGTAATTCTGGATTTTTTTTAGTTACCCACCATAGAGTTCTGCACTCTGTAGTTAGCCGCCCTTCAAAAGCATGTAAATAAATACGGCTATATCGAATAAATATCCTTCTCACAATTTCCTTGTTTCTCTCTTGTCTGTCAATTGCTTGTCTCCTGTCCATCTTCTCCCTCCTTCTTAAAAATCCCTTGAATTTTTCAAAAAACCTACTATCCTAGTGTGTCAACTCAACCTTTAATTCATCGAATATGCTGAACGGAGGGACAGGGGGAGGCGAACATAGTAAACAGTAGGGCACATCCAACTTACCGGGGCGTTGATAACTTTGAAAAAAGACAGACAATTTTAAAAAAATAATAAGAACTTGACGGGGGGAGGGGGTTTTAGTAATAACGCGTGGTTGCCTGGCTCCATGGTACCCCTCGAAAAATCGCTCTGTCAAGATAATTTTGAAATGAGAAATTAATGACCAAAATTTCATGCTAACTCTCCTATTTGTGAAAAAGTTCGCCATGATAGTGATCATTTTTTGTTTGGCAAGATATTTATTAAGGTTTTGTTAAATTAGTGTTAAGGATTTATTAAATGAAAGATATCAAACATGCTGGGAGTTATTTAAATATAAAAACTGGAGAATGGGTAATAGCCCCAACCTCTAAGAAAGATATTTCAGAGATTAAAGAAGCTTTAAAAAAAGGGAGAGAAGCTTTATCAAAAATATTTGTAGATGAAATACTAGAAATCCACAAGGGAATTTTGGAAAGAGGTAGTTGGAAAAAAAATACATAGCTATAATTGAAAGGTCTTCGATTACCGTTATACATTTCGGTATTCCTACGGCAGGCGACACCGTTAATCGAAGAAGTCGCCACCCCTACTTTCCTAAGATCAAATCCATGGCTTTTATTTTACCTTTTGTGAGCTGTTCAATCACCGCAGATGAAGTACCTGGTATTTTTCCTTTCTTCGCCCATTTATTCGCTTGCCCAACGCTTCTATTAGTACGCCTGGAAATCTCGTCTAAAGACCCAAATAGTTTAAGCGCTTTAGCAAAGGCGGGCGGTAATGGATACTTTGTAATTCCAGCTTTCATAATTTTTTAAATTTCTTAAAATAAATGTTTACATACAACTAAAACGGAAGTATAGTCTATTTCTCTTAAATATGCAAAAGGAGATATTGCCCTTATGACAGCTTTAACGGTTTCTCAAGATTTACCTTCTTTTCCTATGCCAACTACATGGGCAGAATATAAAGAGTATGCGCAAATAATTTGCAAAAGTTCTTTTTGCCCCGCTAATTTTAAAGGAAATTGGGAAAATGTATTACTAGCCATGCAATTCGGCAAGGAACTGGGTTTACAGCCTCTACAAGCCCTGCAAAATATAGCAGTGATTGGTAGTAGACCTACTCTGTGGGGAGATGCTGTCATGGCTTTAATTCGGTGCCATCCAGAATTTGAAGATATTGAAGAAAAAATTGAAGGAGAAGGAGAAGCCTTAACTGCTTATTGTACTATCACTAGACGTGGCCAAACGCCGGTTATAGGAAAGTTTAGTAGAGCAGACGCAAGACAAGCTGGATTATTGACAAAAGATATTTGGATTAAATACGAAAAACCAATGCTAAAAAATAGAGCTAGAGGATTTGCGGCTAGAGATGGCTGGCAAGATGTCCTCAAAGGTTTGTGGGTACGCGAAGAAGCTGAAGATATCCCTGAAGAAAAAGAAGTTAAAAATAATTCTAAAAAAATTAATAATCCTATAGAAGGAACAATTTATACTATCCCAGAAGAAGAATGGGATAAATTAGTGGATAGTAGTGCTTATGGTACCACCGCTTTAAAGATTGCTTGGGAAGCTTTACCTCATAATGCAAAACAATATATAGCAACTAATCGAAAAGAAGAATGGAAAACTTTAAAAGTAGTCGCCGCTAAAAATGATGAAGCAGAGATACTAGTAAATTCTGAGAATGAGGTTGAAAAAGATTTAGCCGAACATTCAGAATGGTTACAAGAAAATGAAGGTGAAGAAGCTGAAGAAGGTGAAAATGTGCAGTAGTGAACGGTAGGCATACCGTTTATTTCTCCTGACCTTTGACAGTTTAGGTGCACAAAAAACTGTCATTAATTATTAAGCATATCAAGAGAAAATTAAATGGAAGTTTTAGAAACCTTACAAAAAAATTGGAGTCTTCCTAAATCGGCTCCTACAAAAAGTAAACTACCGCCGGAAGCGTTAGAAGCTTTAGCTGAGCAAATTGCGGCTATGAGATTGCAAAATAAGTTTATTAATTTGTTTTATCAGGGAAAAATAACATTAAGTTCAATCCCTAAAATGGGTAAAATAGCTAAAAGAAATATGCTTGAAGAGATGATAGATCATAATAAAAATTCTATGGATAATTTGATTGATAAATTTACTTCTGAAGACTTTGATGAGACTCAAACTTGGCTTATGCAATTTACTTTGAAAAATTTAAAAGAAACTAATGAATGGCTTAAACAGTGTATAAAGGAAATGTAGAAATGAGTGAATTTAAATCATTTGGAAAAATACCTGCATTGGAAAACTCCCCTTTGAGAGTTAGAATTACTCAAAAAATTCATGGGACTAATGCGCAAATTTATATTTATCCTCAAGAAACTTACACTGGGGAAGAAGCTTTTGGCATTAAAGCTGGTTCACGTTCACGCTGGTTAACAGCAGAAGATGACAATCATGGGTTTGCAAAATGGGTTGATGAGCACCATGAATTTTTAATAAAATTTCTTGGCCCCGGAAGACATTATGGTGAATGGGCAGGTAAAGGAATTAATAGAGGGGAAGGTTTAGATAGGAAGAGGTTTTTTTTATTTGATGAAGAAAGATTTAGAAAGAATTTAACTCGACTAGATAATGCAGATGAAATTATGAGTGTATTCCTTGAACTTGGAATTTCTAGCGTCCCTGTTTTGGTAGACATGGAATTTATTAAATTCTCTACCGAAAATTTGATGACTTTTGATACTGTTTTGGACAGATTAAAAGAGATGGGATCTTTAATAAAAGAAGGCTATATGTTTCCTGAAGGGATAGTAATTGAAATTTATGATGCAAAAAGAGTTAATCCATCAATATTCTTGAAAAAAACTTTCGATAAAGAAGACGTAGCTTGGGAAGGTAAGAAAGAAAAAGTACCCGGAAAGCCTTTAGTGGATGTTAGTCATTTACTTCAACCAGGACGTTTACAAAATATTCTAAGTCGCGAAGAGCGATATACTAGAGATTATCCTAATACTTTAGGAGAGATAGCTAACTTGTATTTAGAGGATTTATATGCGGAAGGATTTTTATGTGGGAATGATGAAGAATTTAGAGCAAAAATGGTAAATGATATTCGCACAATAGTAGGAACACTTAAAGAAATTAAACGCTCACTAGGTAAAAATCTGTATAGATTTATTAGAAGTCAAATGGAACATGAGTTTGATGAGAAAGAGCTTGGAGTAGTCGAGGATTCCTCGGTAACTGAAAGAGGAGCAATAAAGAATGTCTGATAACGTAAACCATCCTCCACATTATCAGGATTTAACGAATTGCGATCATTGCAAAAATCCAATTGAATGTATCAATATTTCTCGTAACTTTAATTTTAATTTGGGCAATGTGATTAAATATATTTGGCGAGCTGACAAAAAAGATAATAGGTTAGAACAATTACAGAAAGCCCAATGGTATTTAGAAGATGAAATTAAAAAATATTTTCCTCTGCCAATTTCTTCAAAACTCACAACGAGTGAAGTAGAAAGTCTAGAAGAAGAGGATATTGATTCAGGTGCTTTTTTACCATTAGGTCATGAAATATATTTCAGGAACTGCAAGCAATGTTCTCTTTCTCCGGTTTGTCGTAAGACTAATAAGGAAACTAATAGTTGGAGTGTGTTACTGTGCAAGTGTTATTTCCCATTGGATATGGATAAGGAGTGTGTCACTCATTGGTTTAACTCATCCAGATTACAGTATCTTGAAAAAAAATGGGATGAAATTAATGTCGGGTACTAAATATGAAAACATCTATGAAGACATCATAGTGCTTATTATTTCTTTATCAGTAATTCTTGGGGGAATTGTAAGTTTTTTATCTGAGGCATTAAAATGGGTGATAATATAAAAGAACAAATATTTTATACCATTCTGATTGTCTATATTATTTGTGGATTAGGGGTAATAGGGTTGGTGTTAAAGTTTTTATGGGATTGTCTTAAATGAGCTCAGATCTGTGCAAAGTATGTGGGTTTCAGCCAACTATGAGAAAAGAACCCAGGGATTCCTGGGTGAATCTAAATCTAAGAAAATATAGATTACGGATGCAATGTGGATGTAAAAGTAAAGATTTATTTATTGATATTAATTCCCCTAATGAGTACTCCCAAGAATATAAAAAATTATGGGAAGCGTGGATTAGAAGAGAAGAAGATTATGCACTAGCTAGTGAATATGAGATAAGATTGGAGATATTAAAATGATCCCTAAATTCAGATGTTATTTGCATAATCTTGAAGGATTAAATGTCCCATATTTTGAAGGTATAGGACGTATGTTTGATGTTGAAAAAATAGACTTTGGATTTCAAGGAGGAGAAGAGACATGGGTATTTTATAGATGTCCTTCTGAATGTGAATCACCTTTAAAGGATGTGCATTTAATGCAATGGACTGGATTAAAAGATAAAAACGGAAAGGATATTTATGAAGGGGATATTGTAAAAGATTTAGGCGTGTCCCATTTGAATAGTGTTAATTGTGATGCTCCCCCTGTTGAGCAAATAAAATGGGAAGGGTCAGGATTTAAAATAACGCGAGGCACCAGTACGTTGGCCTTTGAAATGGAAGAAATATATTATCCCGAATATTATTTAGAAGTCATAGGAAATATTTATGAAAATCCTGAATTATTGGAGGTAAAAAATGATAACTGAACGAGTCAATATCAAAGATATAAAACCAGAAATATGTAGCATACTTCATGTCCATAAACATTATTCTCCTACCGAGAGCAGAATTATGTTATATGCTGGTAATCAATTTGGAAAAAAATATAAATTATTGATTGATACTTTTTGTCCGCATGATCTACTCGATAAAATAGCAGATAGTTATATATCAGTGAATGTTAAGAATTATTTAAGTTGAATTGCCAAGGTGTTTTTAACCGAATATCAGCGGTTTTTTTCCACCTTCATAGCTGAATTTGTGGGTAAGACAGTGGCAAGAATTTAACCCTCATTAATAGGAGAGAAAAATGTTTAAAAGAATTTTAGTGCTTTACACCCATGAATTAGATCGAAATTTATATATCATTGGCGAAAGACTTTCTAATCCAAACGCCATGGTACAAAAGTTACATGATCCATGGCCTATAGTAATAAATATAAACGAAATTCTCTGGGTAAAACCTCACTCTAATCATACGGGATGGTTTGTTATTTCCTTCAGAGGCTTCGTACATACTAATTGGCAATTATTAAAGGACTTGCTCGCTATTGAATGTACCTGGGAAGAATTGCAGGATTTATTAGTTCCAAAGGGTACCTTCATTGGTTCTCCTCAAGATTTTGGGTATGGTCAAGGTTGAATACCTAAGACACGGTTATACAGTTTAACGTGGGCCGTTTTAAACTGAGGTCGAGGAATAACTTCCTGTTTGCGTATTTACAGTTTAGCGTGACCGAAAAACTGAAGCCAGGGGAGTTAGAACCCCATGTGCGCATTTAGGGTTTTAGCGTGGCTGAAAAAACCCAGTGCAAGGTTTAAAACTCCTATACACTCGTCTGGCTGTACGAGGCACACTACAGCCTTTTTTGGAGGCAAGCTGGGGTGTAATGTGTCATTAAGAATAGCAATATTCCCAAGGGGGCGTGAACCTAGTAAGCCTCCTCCATTGGAGGGAGGAAATTATTTTTGTAGTTACTTGTCCTTTCTGCAGAAATAATATTCGACTATGCAAATCGGACTCCCTCCACCATTTATTATGAGGTGAATCTTATGTCATTATATTTAGACATTCTTACGAAGTTTATTAATACTCGTATTAGTGAAGTTAATATAAATGACTACGGAACCATCGTTTATGAGGTAAATTTTATGTCAGTATATTTAGACACTCTTACGCAGTTTATTAATACGCGTATTAAAGAAGTTAAAGAAGTAGCCGAATCAGGAAGCGATTCAGCGATTAAGGCTTATGAGGATGTATTAGATCATATCAAGCAGATTGGTGATGATCCAAAAGAGAATACCACCGAGTAATGATCGGTATAGCTGGAGTTTTCTAGTTTAACCAGGGTATAGATATAACTAGATCCTAATTCCATCGAATTCGAGGGAATTAAAAATATACAAAAAAGGAGGCAAAAATGAAGAAAGAACATTATGCTGCATTAAATTTTGAGAAAGAATTTTTAACTCTTAGTGGTCATCAATTTAAGATAATCGCTTTCATTACAGCCGACCTTTTTAATCTGTTTTTTGGAACGCTGCCACCTTCCACGCAAAAACATTTTACTGACTATATTGAAAATCGTCTTGAAATTCTTTCAAAGGGTGGGTTATCCATGAGAGCAGAGAAAGATATCCAAGAAGGATATGAGTTGCTCCTTAAAAAACTTACTAATTTTATGGATAAGGCCAAAAATGATTAAATTAATTGTACATCACGAAGTTTTCACTTACAGGAAGTCTAGTAAAATACCAAGAAAGCAATCTTGGACAGTTCAATTCGTTCCTACCTTTCCCAACTTTAGTTCATCACTTTTTGAACATGTTTCTATAGGATTCCCTAAGATAGAAGATTTAAAATTATATCTAAAATATTTTACACAGGGCGCTAATATATGTGGACAAAATGTAGAAGTTGAAATGAGGGAAATATCAAATGATTAAATTAAGGGTTATTCATAAAGTTATTAGACACTCTAATTTCAATAGGCATTCATGGTCAGTAGAACGTAAAGAATCAAATCCTATGATCTTCTATTCGTTATTAGAATTAGACTTATATATACTAGCTTTTCGAACTGGAGCTTTCGCAGCGGGCGAGCGGAATGTTGAAATTAATAAAATAATGGAAGAAGAAATAGTAGGGAGCATTGATGATTAAATTAACAGTCATAAAATCTAATAGAAATCCTAAATGTTCAAATTTAGATACTCATCCTCATAAATGGGAATTTACCGTACAACATGAAAATAAAAGATGGTCTGAGGGTTTAATAGAACTATACCAAGAAAAAGAAGCAGAGTTATATTTAGAAGGATTTCATTCCGGCTGGGAACAATCGAAAAAAGCCGAAAAGTATGAAATGATATTTATCGATCAAACACAAAAGGAAGAAAATGATTAAATTAAAAGTAACTAAATTTTTAGACGGAAGTACTAGCTGCAGAAACATCGAAGATTCGAAAAGACTTTGTTGGCAAGTAGAAAAGATACATGCCCCACACAAAGAAAAGGACGATAAGTATTACCTTAGTGATATTCTTATGAATTTCTATGCCCTCCCAGAATTAGAATTATATCTTTCAGCTTTTGAAGCAGGTGCAAATGCGTGCGGAGAATTTGTTGTAATTGAAAGAACTGAGATAGTTGAAGAAACGATATTTCCAGAAGAGGATGAAGATGAACAAGATTAAACTCACTGTTATAGAAAATCCTTTTACAACTAAGTGGTATATAATAGCAGAAAATAATGGGGTTAAAGTTTATGATATGGATAACCCTATGGCTATTCTAACAAGTCTTGAAACTTTAGAGATTTTTCTAGCCGGATTTAAACACTCTTCCTATATATCAGGCGACGAATTAGAAATTGAATGTAAGAACTCAGAAGGTGAAGTAGTTGAAAGCTATCTCACATTTACTTCTTCAAATTTTCGTCACGCGTAATAAGCTTCTCTAATTCGGCTACTCTTTCAGTAGCTTCTTTAGCACGTCTACCGCTGCCTACATAATAAGATATGGGGTCTTTGATAAGAATTGTCAAGGCCACGAATATTTCTAGCAATCGCCTTCCATTTACGTCCGGAATAATATTATCCGGCAATGCAATTAAAATCGTGATAAGCCCTATCAATAAAAACAATCCTATCAATATTAATTTAGGGGTAGAATCTGGATGGCCTACACGTGCCATCTCTACTTCCCGAGATCGCGCATTGCTTCTATCGGCCACCTCAGAAGAATAAGCATCCTTGTCTAATAGACCAGTATCTATCTGATGTTTAAAATAGGCTTCTCGTTCTTGTAAAGCAAGCGTTGCAATCTTTTCTTTATGGTCTAGCTCTATCTGAATCAGTTTTGTTTTGGCTTCTGTATCGCCGTTAATCTTCTTAATAAGCTCTTCGGTATTAGCTAGGGATCCACCAAATAAATCTCCAATGATAGTGCCTAATAGAGCACCACCAGGTAAGGGGAGCACGCTCCCTAATGCAGGGGCAAATTTTGCTACGGTATTTCCTAAGTCTTTTAAGTTCATATTTTTTCTCTTAAAAAATTGGTAGTTGAGTGGATAAAATTTCTGGGAGAACCATATTTTTAGGAGGCAATATTAATTCAATATGCCCTAAATCGTTAAATTCATTATCATCTAAATCGCCGTCGCCGTCCCAATCACACCCATTTCTAGGGATATACATAGTTTCGTTATTTCTAAACATTCTATAAATAGCCATATTGAAATGCGCAATGATGTAGGAAAAACGATATGCGTATTTTTCGTCCCAGATATTTCCTTTTTTAGGAAGAGGGTAAGGCATGATATCCATAGCCATTGAATACTCAGGTACATTAGGCCATTTTTTACGAGCGGATCCGCGTTCTGATTCGGGAAAAGCTTGAATGCAATTATGCTTACCGTTCGGCCATCTCACTTTAGATTTGCCGCTATTAAAAGCTATGAATTGATCTTCTTCATTACGCGCACTACAAATAACCTTAAAGTCTACGTATTGAATAACAATATGGGCTGCCCTTTTCAAAATAGGATGACATTCATTTAAATAAACTAATGATTTTTCACTAAATACGGGCATACCTTTTCTTCCTTGAATTGGTTGCGGGGGTAGGATTTGAACCTACGACCTGATGCTTATGAGACATCCATGCTGCCAGACTACACTACCCCGCGATAGCTATCATGTATAAAATAGAGTAGATATTATACACGATATGCGGCTCATGTATAGATTTTACAAAATAATGCTACTGACATTGGCTACTAAATAGTCCAAGTAATAGCAAAAAGGCTCGTCTTGTCCTACTTCGATGGCATGACCAATCCCTTGAAATACTTTAATAGCAGAATGAGTACATTCATGCACAATTTCATTTAAAGAAGGAAGACGTTTTGGTTTAGGGGCATACGAGAAACATAGACAGCTTACTAATTTTTTACTAACTTGGCAGTCATAGGACACATGGAAAGCACCCCCTTTATTTATAAACTCTCCAATACTTTCTGCAAATCCAGCTTCTTGTTTATCCCGAGGAATTAACTGATCTAACATTCTCTCTTCAAGGGAAAGCACTAAGAATGGTTCTTCTTCTGATTCTAAAAATTCATCACGGTATTTAAATATTTTAGTAATAACAGGGTAAACAGTAGGGATTAGGTTCCACTCAGTAAATAATTCATTTTCTATGACTTTTTGAAAAATTGATAAAGATTGCATGCTGCCATTTCTTGAAAAAGAAATTGTCTTGTCAGGCGGACTCTCTACATCGCTTTTACCACCGGAATTTTGCAGACACGCATCAATGTATACGTCGCAATCACACTTTTCTTGTGCTTCCTTAAGAATTTGCTCCTCTGAATAATCTACATATCTATAGTCTACAGCAAATTTAAAGTGATAAAAATTATAAAATCTAGATAAGCTACAGATAGGATAATGCCGCCAAGGAGTGGTATAACATAGATTTGCCTCATTATGCATGTTATGAGTCAAATACTTTTGAGCTTCACTAGATAAATCACCAAATTTTACCTTTACTTCGGGAGCATCTTTACTCCCCGAAATTATATCTTCAGTGCTTTTAGGCTCCGTCATTTAATAATGTCTCCAATAATTCCTCCGCACTATATACCACATAAATCTTTCCGCAGTAAGTGGCATGCATTATTCTTTGATCTTGCGTAAGGGTGGCTTTATCGTGGCTTTTAATCTCCACCAGAAAGTTCTTACCTCTCCAGCCAATAAGCAAATCAGGACACCCTTTCCCAACCGACGCCAAAGAAATAACGCTCGCACCAAACTTACGCGCCTCATCCACGCATTCTTTTTGTATCGCATCTACTTTCCCGTGTTTTCTCATGAAGGTATAGTATTGTAATTCAATATAAATCCTACTACTAAAGTACTGCTGGTAGCATCGCTATTTTGATAGATATCTAGTGTTCCCCAGCTTTTAGGCCCTATAAAAGAAAATAGGCTACTAATATCTAGCGTATTAAAATTGAATGTGGAAGTCGATGCTATTAACGTAGCACTATCATTTCCGACTGCGCCAGATCCATCATAGTTTCGGCATATACTATTCATATACAAAGTAGTAGCAGGAGCTACAGAAGTATAATAAACCATCAGTACATTTATTAAGGAGCCAAAATCCTGGGGGATCTGAAAAGGAAAATCTATATTTGTACTATCCGTTAAGGCTGATCCTTGAAGAGGAAAAGAACTACCTAAAGCATCCGAAAAAGAATTTACAGGAGGTGCAGCCCACTGATAGGATTTAATCGTACTAACGCCTCCCCCATTTCCTCCATTCAAAGAAAAGAAGTTATTATTATTACTGCCAGGATCAGGCCGACCATGAAACTCTAAACTTCCTAATGGAGGGATGACAATACTAGTCGCATTATCCAATTTATCCGGTGAAGTGGTTTGAACCGTAATATTACCACTAGCTCCATTTTTAATGGTACACCAAAAATATTGAACCATGGTGTTATTATCAGCATATGAAGCTTGAAATTGAGGAATAGTAACCACTACGCCAGGACTGGTTATTTCTATAATTGCTCCCCAATGATCTAAGGTTAATGTTAAGGCAGAGCTAGACGTATAAACCAAAGTATTTCTATTGTTCTGAGGATTGCCTATTAATTCCCAATCCGTAGTAGAGCCGCCAGGTTGATATAAAATCACACCCGAATTTGGAGGGATAGGAACTTGCATGCGATAACCACCAATTGTATCACTACCTTGTGGGGCGATCTGGGATTGCTGGCTTCCGCTACTTCCAATATACATTGCTGAGAAATTTTCTACCTGATAAGCCCCTGGCAAACTTGCCAGAATAGTATTAAATCCTCCAAAATAACTAGCCACATAGGCTTGTCCCATTTGATTAGTGCCAGGAGAATAATTTGAACTTTGTAAATTTACGAAGGAAATTACTCCTCCTGTCAGAAAATTAGTGATGTTTTTGAAAATATATTGTTCTGTTGCCGCATCTAAGAAAAGAGTAGCCCGATATCCTGGTTGAAGATAAACGGTTTCATATCCTTCAATTAAAGTACCTGATATTGCGGTAAAAGCCATAGGAGTATTTGTATCTGCATTATAGAAATCACAACTAAATCCCCAGGGAATAAATCCCTGACCTTGTTCTGGCAACTCAATAGCAATGCCCTTGCTAGTGGCCACAATCTGGGTACCTTGGTCTACTGAACTGAGAGTATAGGTGGTATAAGGATTTGAAATATTAGTGGAGGGTAACCATGTAATAGAAGATCCGGTTATATTAAGTTGTACTCCATCCGCGCTTACTATTACGCCGCTTCCCAGAGGAATGGTAAGGTTTCCCGATTGCCCGGCAATATATTCTCCAGCTTCTTGGCAAGCTAATGTAGTTGCATATACTCCGCCGGACTGCGCTATAAACGCAAAAGGAGGTTCAAACGATCCTATACCTCCAATTGCTATTTCTAATGGAGCTGTATCATCACAGACAATAAGAGTACCGGCATCTGCAGAGCTTAAATAATAAATTCCATTAGTTCTCGTAACTGAAGTAATAATACTAGGAGCGGTAGGGATTAGATAACTATTAATAATTGACCATTGCGCTCCTCCAAATCCCGAAGGAATAATAGATTGGAGTGTATAAGCTGTATAGTTCGCCATATCTATCGTGCTGAAACCATCAATAAAGCCATTCAGCTCACACATATCTCCAGAAATATTTTTAAAAACTGTGGTAAGTCCAGCGACCGTAGGATTACTTAATGTCACTCCAATTCCATTGGTCAAAATAACCGTTACTCCGTCATAACTAGCATCGGTAATATTAAATGATGAATTTTTATAAACGACAGTCGTTAACGAATTAAGAGGATAACCCCCCGTTACATACCATTGTGGAGTAGAAGAGGTAGTAAGCGCAGAAATTTCTATACTGGAATATGGAGGAACGATAATAGAAGTTGCATTATTAAGATGACCCGCTGTAGCGGCAGTAATAGTACAGTTTCCCGAACTAATATTTGTATAAGTGGTAGTCATTCCAGGGACAATATTGTTTATTGATGGATTAGGATCGTCCAAAGTAACCGTAATAGGAGACACCATAAATACTATAGAATTATTGTAGGATGGTGTATCAACGGTAAAGTCAACACTAACCAAATAGGTAGAACGTGGACTAGTTAAAGAAGCATCTAACGCTCCCATAACCCATGTACTATTTCCACTATCATCAATGGAAAGTTTAGTGAAAGTACAGCTATTATTAGGAAGCAAAACCTGGTTATTTCCCATGAGGTCTGAGCCGCTTACTACTGTAGAATAAGGGGTCAATCCAATATTAAATACGCGTACTGAAAATCCTACTGGCAAATACTGGCTCGATTGCAATGGAAAATTTATAGTACCCACGTCGCTATAAGCAACATAAAGGGTTGTCCCATTATGCGCAGGAACAATATTGACATTCTGAGTGCCTATCAAATTGTTTTGAAAAGGAATAGGACTGCTAGGAGAAATAATATCCCATGTAGTATTGGCTCCGGATTGGGCTATCTTTTGAATTCTTACACTGGTTTCCGGAGCTAACAGATTATAAGAATGACCTAGGTCACTTCCTTGGAAAGTAGGGATCACATAATGATTTGAATCATTTTTTACATCAAAATACTGACCTATCTCTAATGCCACTTGAGCCGCTGTAGGAAGAGTAAAATTAGCTACCGCACTTAACCCTTGAAATGCAATTAATCCATTGATATCTATTTCCTGAGCTTGATAGCTAGCACTCTGAATATTTACATTAGGCGCAAAGCTAAAATCTTCGTTAAGAATGCTCCAGTCCGCCATGGTGCCAGCAGTCCCATTGTTCTTAATGTAGGTAGTATTATCTGCTGTTACATAAGCAATATCTCCGTCACTGGTAGTTAAAGCTAGAAGCGCCGTATCATTCGCTGCTGTTAAATATCTTCCTTTAACCTGTACCCAGTTACCCCCACCAGTTGCTCCAATCACACTTACATTATCTGGAGTTTCTGTACTACCTGATTGAAATTGAAAAAGTTTTGATAGAGAAGTTACTACGGCAATAATTCCATTAGCTGCACCGGTCATATTAACGGACGCCAATGCACTGGGAGTTGCGTAGGGTTCACGCAACGCAGTTATCCATAGATTACGTAAAGTAATAGTAGGATCAATAGCGATCGTGCCAGTTCTCCCTGGACTATAGCCATCTCCCGAACCATCTGTATAGACATCTTCGGAAGGATCAGCATACAAAAGTGGAATCGAAGGAGTTAAAGGATGACCGCTCCCAGTTCCCCCAATTACTCCAGGAGCACCTTGAGAACCCGAGGATTTAATTTTCATATTATTGTCCTCCGAACCAAAGTACGGTACCAGTTGTATCGGTCAGATAATCAATGCCACCAATAGTTGCGCCACTTAAAATCATCTCACAGGCCACTATTTTTAAATCACCTGGATAACACCATGCCCATACTCCGGGTACGCCATCTATTGTCAGATAAACAATATATCGGGCAGGTGCAGGGGGATTTTCGGTTCCAGTCCCACTATCCCAGGTAAATGCTTTTGCCCTTTCAACTGGCGCACCCGCATACTGGGTAAAAGGGGTATCTAAAACTGCGGGAAACCCTCCACGCGTAATGGTTAAACCTATACTGCTTGTATATTCAATAGGCGCAAGGGGATAAGTTGGGGTATCTAAAGGTACTGTTGCCATATTTCATCCTTGAAATAAATAAAAAAATTAAAAATTATCGTCAGTTATTCCTTTAACTGCCCACATAACGGCTGTCTCTAAATGCGTCTTTGCAATCGCTAATTCACGCGGTGAAAACTCCGCATGGAAATGAAATCTGTCCCAAAGCTGTTCGGCTAATTCTTTGACTTCTCTAACCTCGTCTTTTGTTCTCTCTGTGGCCTTTTGCTCTTTTCTAAATACGTCTTTTGTCATAGTTCTTTCCTTAAAATTTAATCATTGCGCAGAGCACGCATGCCGGGGGAATAATGGAAAATGGAGTACTGCTACCGTTGCTAATTCCTAAATGCGACCCTCCACTACTATCTAATGAAGTTCCTCCATTAAATACATAACCAGAACCTAACACCGGCAAATTAGCTTGAGTTAAAGTAACGGTTTCAGCGCCTGGAGTTTGGCCAACCGTCTGTACAGGTCTAACAGTGCCGCTCGGATTAGATACCATGGGGAAAGCTGCGCCCAAAGGAGGTAGGCCAAATGTATCTATACCATTGCCCCCCCATATATTTCCTAAAAAGCTGCCTAAAAGGGGATAATCGGAATAAAGTAAAATTCTCGAAATATCGCTACTAATTTTTAACCATCCAGTCCAAGGCCCAGTATTTTCTGTTACGTCATATGCAACAAATTTTATTTCACCCGTAAAAAAATTAGGTTGTCCATATCCCAACTGTCCATTTGGAAGAACAACAATAGGCGCGCCCACTAAGGAAGCAAAATTATTAGGATTAACTGGCACTGGTAACAAAGCCCCTCGCGTTAAAGCTGCTACTTCATTGTAAGATTCATAGGCAAAGTCAGGAAGGATTTCTCCCGATACATACTGTTGATTCACCACCCCAATCTGACATGTCTGATTAAGAGGCAATTTAACCATCAAATAAAGCTGGTCATCACCATTATTTCCAATAGTCTTACCTGATACATCCGGCACAGTAAATTGAGCCTCGTATTGCGTCCAAGTAGGAGTTAAAACACATACCGTATCGGTATCTACATTGATGCTTGGGGTATTAGAGCCAGTCCCAAAGAACTGACGTAAACTAAATTCTACCGTTGATTCCGATGAACTCATCAACCAAATCCCAAGAGATATTTCTTGATTAGAAAATGCTGTTACATCTCCAATTGGAACGAAAACTTGTTTAAAGGTTTCTCCCGTCCCTGCTGCACTACACGCAAAGTTTAAATAAACTAATGGATTACCAGGAACAACTTCTTGGCCAATTACAAACTCTGGAAAAGTAATATTGTCGGTAGCCGATGTATTGCTTTTAGCAAAGTTCCATCCCCCTGGTGCTAATGCAGCGGACGCCGGTAAAGGAGAAGGAAATGAAAAAGCATCAAAGAATTGTGGGTTAGCTGAGAAATTGTAAAAGTCTTGTAGCGTGGTTACGTCTGTTCCGCCGCCACCTGCGCCTAATGGAGAAAATATAGGGTAGGTACCAACCGGTGTTTCCCCATCTGCTTTTAAAATCCTAATCCAATAGGGTTCATCATCTTCCCAATAAGAAGGCCCTGGGATCATTCCCCATTGATTTAATTCAATTAAAGGCCCAAAAAATATAGTTCCCGTAGGGTCTTTAGCAACAAGCTTTGGCTGATTTGGATCTACAGAACGCGCAGTCTGAACAAATCCATTGGCTACTGGATTTCCTTCATCATCTATAAATACTAACTGGGGATTTGCTGCTTGTGACCAGGACATCCTTGCCTCTTGTCTATTAAATTTAAGAATCAAATCTTAATAAATATTCCCGTTTTAATCAATAAAATTCATTATTTCTTTATTAGTGACTTTTATTAATAAAAATATTTTACTAGTGAAGTTAGCCATGAAAATAATTTAAAATATTTCTTTACATACGTCTAAACAGGTAGTATTGTTCCGTTTGAAATCTACTTAATGTTATCTTAAAGGAGGATAAAATGAGCGAAGAAAGAGAACGTCTTTATAAATTCGAAGCGTGGATAACACGCGAAGGAAAAGTAATTGTAGAAGAAGATGTTGGGCCTGAGAACTCAAAATTTTTTAATTCTAATCCTTTGGAACTAATCTGGGCGATGAATAGAGTGGTGAATGAATTATCAGGAACCGCAACTTCTATTAGCAGAGCTAATGGAGAAGGGTTGGCATTAATTGCTAAAAATATGGTTAGGCTCCAAGTCAAAAAACAAAAATTTCAAAATAGTAATGAGAATGATAATGAGGATGATAATGAGGATGAGGATGATAAAGATAATAAACCCTCAAGTTCAGCTTTTAAAGAGTTTTTAGAGGGTCTCCAAAAGATGATGAAAGAATAATAGATATGGCCGCTAGCTTATATGGTAGAGCACCAGACTCATAATCTGCGGGGGGAACTGGTTCGACTCCAGTGCGGCCAACCATCTATTTTTTCTTTTTAGATTTTGATTTCTTACCAAGAGAAGGGTATTCGCGAATAGCAGCATTTTTTATGCCTTGAGGATTAGGAGCATTTCCAGATAGTTTGATAGCTGCTTTTCCTCTAGCAATATCTTTTTTACCGTCATCAGTAAGAGGGTAAGAACCTGGAGGGGCACCCCCTGCAGGGCCGGCAAATTTCTCTTTAGAGCTATATTTGCCTACATTGGAACCACCAGGTTTTTTCCTGGCTGCTTTGACGGACTTGGTAAGTGTTTTTTTCATAAGGGGAATATTAATGAATAAAGAAAAGAAATGCAATAAGGAAGAGAAAGAATTGCTTAATGTTATAGATATTACAAAACTAACTAATAGACATTCGTGTACTGTTTATCGTTGGATTAAAAAAGGTAAGTTTCCAGCACCTTCTGATGTTATTACCAAGAAAGTGGAAGGAGTATACTCACCTTCAAATAAACCACGAAAATATTCGTTTAAAGTCCAGGAAAGGTTTTGGAAAAAAGAAGATGTAGAAAAATGGCTGGCAGACAACAAGGATAAAATTAATGAAGAGTAAAGGCAATATCGAAATGACATTTTCTTGTTTGTCTAGCATGGAGATGAACGAAATCCATACTAATGGATATCCTAATAGTTTTCATAAATTTGAAGATGCAGGTATAAATGATAACTCGGTAGCCCTAAGCGCTATTGATCATACCAAGGAACTGCATGTTCTATTTCAGTTTTTTGATACGGACACTAAAGAATTTGTTGGAGCAGGTAGAATACACTGGCCAGCCGAAGTTGTATGTGGTTATAGATGTAAAGTAATGCTACAAAAAATTGATAAAATAGAAACAATCGAAGAAAACTTACAACCCTGCATAGAACCTACACGGAGTAAAATTGATGGCCATAAATAACTCATTTCAACTGTATTGTAATAAAACTATACCGTCGGTTGTAAAGATTAATATCGATCGTGTAGAAGACGGCTTTGTTCCGCAATTAAAAATCAATACTCATTACTCGTCAGAAGAAACTAAGTTGGCCTTAATGGCGATCCTTAAGCATACTGAAAATGTTTTGAAAAGTGTCTTTCAGGCTGAACAGGAAAGTAGAGAGGTTAAAATCAGTTAAAAGGATATTAACTATGAAGAAGAGTAAAAGCCGCAAGAAAAAAATGTATGGTAAAAAGAATAAAAGTTTAAGAAGTAGAATTATTCAGATCTCCCATACTGAAGGAATTGACGCTGCGAAAAAAGCGGCTAAAAATTCCATATTTTTGAAAAGAAGTACGGGGTATTAATTTTTAAACGTTAGAGGAATTAATTTTATGAAAGCTATGTTTTATTGGGTCTTTGGCGTCACTATTGGATTACTAATATTATTTTTAATATCTTGTTTATCGAAAGTTCCAGCCGGATATCGCGGAGTCATTGTTAATTTATATGGAAGTGATAAAGGCGTAGCAGAAAAGTCAGTAGGCGTAGGACGATATTTTGTGGGATGGAATTCAGAACTTTATATTTTTCCCACTTTTTTACAAAATTATTCCTGGACTGGAAACCAATCTATCACTATGCAAACCTCTGAGGGACTTTCTATTACTACCGATGCGGGTATTACTTACAGTATTACCCCAGAAAATGTAGTAAAAGTTTTTATAAAATATAGAATGGGCATAGAAGAAATTACCAATACTTTTTTGCATAATATGGTACGCGATGCCATGAATGAAGTTTCTAGTACAATGACAGTAGATCAAATCTACGGCTCTCACAAAGAAATCTTTATTTCTAAAGTAAATGATTTGGTTAAAAAGCAAGCTTCCATCAATGGAATTGAAGTAGAAAAAATCTACTTGGTTGGTAGCTTTAACCTTCCAAAAACCGTTATAGAATCTATCAATATTAAAATACAAGCCGCTCAAAATGCGATCAAAGTAGAAAATGAAGTGGCTACTTCACGCGCAGAGGCTCAAAAAACTATTGTAGATGCTCAGGCTAGAGCAAGCAGAACGCTTATAGAAGCTTCCTCTCAAGCCAAAGCCAATAAAATCCTAGCAGATAGCTTGACTCAAGAGTTTGTTCAATATCAAGCTATTCTTAAATGGAATGGAGAGCTGCCAAAAATGACCGGAACGAATGCCGTTCCTTTTGTAAACATTAAGGAAAAATAATATGAAAAGGATATCGATAGCCATAATTCTTATAGCATTTTTCCTGATTTCTACTTCTGAAATTTTACCGCAGATTATTTCTAGCGATAAAAATTCATTAGCAATGCTACTTTTAAGTCTTTTATTATTTATTTTTTTAAGTTGTATAACGATACGTATTTTATTTAAAGAATGGTTCCGGAATTAAATTTTAAACTTTACAGGGGGTAATTTTATGAGAATGGATTATGCACTTCAAGAGCCTAGAAAATTAAAGATAGATTGGTGGGGGATAACCCATATTATAGCGCGAGCATTTTTTATTAATAGTGTAGTATTTTTTGGTCTCTCTACTTATATGACGTGGGGACTTCCCGATCTTAGATTAACATACGAATATTTAGATCTGGCCGGTATGTGGTCCTTGATCGGCGGAGTAAGTTGTTATTTTGGATTATTAATTGCATGTTTAAAATATACGGAGAAGTAAATGAACAATAGAAAACGATCAGATCATCAAGATTTTCAAGATAATATTCAATCTCAATTTATTGAAATTAGTAGTGGGTTGAAAGACATTCAAGAATATGCCGAAAACATGCGATATTTAATAGAAGAGGTTTTATGTGAAATTGACGAATTTATGGATAAAGTAGAAATTGAGTCAGATGCAATCGTTAAAGGAGAGGATAAGATATGAGCACTGAAGTAATTTGCATTTTATCATTTGCAGGAGGAATGCTAATAACTCATCTACTTATCATATATTTTTCAGGAAAATAAAATGTCTACAGTTACCTATTCTCGATTAAACTTAGAGTCTATTGAAAAGGCAATTCTTATTTTAGAAGAACAAAAACGTCGCTATAATGAAAAAATTGAAGCAAGAAAAGAACAATATTACACACGTCGTGAATTAATGAAATTGTTAAATATTTCTTTAACTGGTTTTAACGAATGGATGAAAAGTGGCGTCCTACATTTCCCAGATTATATAGAGCCTACTAGCAAAGTGTATTTGTGGAGAAAGAAAAAGTTACAAGCTTGGGCTAAACGAATGTTGAAAGATGAAAAAATTAAATATAGGGTTAAGCAAAGAATAATTGATAGTGGATTAGGAGATCATTAGATGTATTGGGATCAAAACGATAAGAACAATGCTTTAATTATGACTATAATAGAAGAAGGCAACGAGGTATCATTTGCTACAAATTATATATTCGATGCTAGCTTTAATAAAGAAGCATGGAGATTAATTAAACAGTATCAACCAGATGTTTACAGAAAATTAACACGCGATTTCAAAAACTTTGTAGAAGAATTTTCACTCTTCTTGAAAGATATAGAACATGAATTGCCGATTTATGATAGTGTTGTAGAAGACCATCTTAATGAAGCTAGAAAAAGGATCTCAGAGATTAAAAAAGAAAAACATAAACCTAATCTAAAAGTGATTAAATAACGCTCTTATAGCTCAATTGGTAGAGCAACTGCCCTGTAAGTAGAAGGTTCTGGGTTCAAGTCCTAGTGGGAGCACCAATAAACAAAGGAGATTAAAAATGAAAAATATTCCTGAAGAAAAAGAACAAAGTTTCTTTATTATAAAATTAAAGATGTATGTATTTTATTTCACATTAGTAGTTATCGTAATGTATTGTTCTGTCTTGGCAATTGATTTGATATTTAGTTTTTTTAAATAAAATTAACACAGGAGATAAAATATGATAACGTCGATAATTATTGGAGCCGTGCTTGGGGGAGTAATTGGAGTATTAATATTTGGCCTATAATAATTACTGATTAGAATAATAATTAAGAATATTACGTACTCTTTCTTCTGTATATTTTGATGCAGAGGATTGAGGAACTTTTCCCTCATTAATATAATTTTTTCTTAATCCATTTTTACTTGTTAAAGATTTAGATATTTTATGACCTACTAGAGTGGACGCTAGTCCTCCTAATAATGGAGCTAAATAAGGAGGTAAATTATTATTATGATCTGCTAGCCCTCCGGCAGCGCTCCCAAGAACTAAAGGTAAAAATGCGGCTAAATGCTTTTGATTTACATAACCGGTATTAGGTGAATTAATAATTAATTTTGATGTATCACTTAATTCATTTATAGTTTCTAGTTCATGTAACTTTTTCCCTATTTGATGTCCTGGCTTCTCAGAATCTTTTAAAAGACGTGCTCTTTCTTCCGGGGACATTTTCTTGAATGTAGATACCATGCGGGCTATATTGGCTTTAGGATTTCCACGATCATCAAATGTTGCTCCTTTCTCAAATAAATCATACAAAGCATTCTTACGGGCTTCTTCTGGAAGAGAATCCCATACTTTTTTGTTTGCTGGTTTACGTAGTTCCTCAGCAATTAGTTCATCTGGTAAAGTTCCTTCTCTTATTTTCTTAATATTTCGTTCTCTAAATGGAAGAACATTTACTCTGAAATCTGGACGAGCTTTATTAAAAATATCTACCAAATCATTACGACCACTTTTTTCTAAAGTATTAACCAAATCTTTTTCAGCATTATCAGCCAAATCATTATAAAAACTTTTTAATACCTCATCACCAGCTCGGTTAGCTAATCTAGCTTTTTTACGATATTTTTTTCTCAATAAATCAAATTCATTAAGAGTTGGAAATTCTTTTGGAGATTTAATATGCTTTTGCAATTCAGATTTTTCTGAGGACGGCACCAAGGAGCCGCTTTTAGTTTTAATTTCTCTTTTTAATTCTTCTAACTTTTCTTTAGAAAATTCTTTAAGATTTGGTCTTTCAGTAATCAATATTCCTGCTTTATCAGCTTCCTTACTTAAAGTTTTAAAATCATTTCTAGATTTATTACTAAGTTCTTTATAAGGTTTAATAGTTCCTGCACGCAATACTTCACCTACCCCTGTAGGCTTAGTGCTTCCTAATAACTCATCTAAAATATTTTGGCCTTTTTCATTTAAAGTATTAAGTACTTTATTTGCTTTATCAATTCCACCCGATCCAAAGATATTTGCTATCCAGTGCCGATATAATTTATCTAGATGAGGATCATTAGTTAGAGTTCCTAAATCAATTGGTAGCTCCCCTATTGTTTTATCTAATTCCTTTACCTGTTGTGGGGTTCTAATCTTAGAACCTGGTTCTTTTGATTTCTTTACTATATTTTGTAAATATTCTTCTCCAATAGCGGAAGGTGCTCTAAACAACGCATGTGTCAAAGCATTTAAAGGGGCACCTAATTTAGCGGCCTCTTCAACATCTCCATGTTGCACGCCAGAACTATATGCGGCTCCATAAGCTCCTCCTTCAACAGCTGCATCTAATAATTCTGGCAAATATTTTTCTATTCTTCCCGCTTCCTTTCCAGGAGCAATAAATTTACGAGCAGCTTTAGTTGCATTTTGAAAAATATTTCCTGACTTTAGAAATTTTGAAGGAACACCTAAAGCTTTTGAAATAGCCCCAAAAGGTGTAAATAGTGACGCTGTTTGTCCTCCCAGATAAGCCTCTGGAAATATCGCTTCTTCTGGAGGGCGAACACCAAACAAGAAAGGCTTATAACTTTCCCCACGTTCCTTCGCTGATATATTCTTTGGAATGTTGTATGGGGCTGCAAATAAAGATGCAATAGGATGTAAAAAGCCCGCGGCTAAATCTTTTACTCCTTCCCCTAGCACTTTAGGGACATCTTTGATCGCGCTCAATCCTTCAGATTCATGTTTAGCCTTTAAAGCATGTAACTCTTCTAAACTCAGTGCGTCCAACTGCTCCGCTGTGTAACGACTGGTATTAGAATTTTTTGAAGGCGCAGGCTGCTTCAAGCTATTTTGATAAGCTTCCATTTTAGACTTTTGTAATTCTTGAGCATGCAAACGGTTTAACTCTTCTAAACTCATAGCATCTAATTGCTCAGGTGTATATGGCATTATTTTTGTCCTTTTCTGGCTATTGCGGCCGCTATCATATCAACATCCGGATTATCAGTAGCCTTAGGAATATTAACACTAGCATTAAAATAAGGCTGTGTAGATTTTAATGACTCACGATAGGTAGTGATTTCACTATTTAAAATATTAACTAATGAATTAAACGCTTGGAGAGATTGTTTAGGATTACTAAACCAATTATCCGGATTTGCAATAAATTCTAATTTTTCGGCTACTACGGGTTGAATAGATCCTTTTAAGAAGGATCTAAATTGTTCTGTAAAAGCAGGGATTTGTTGATTAATGGCCAAATTGTACTGATCAAATAAAGGACTTTCTTTTCCGCTTACTGACTTCAATTGCTGCCAAGTTTTCTTTCCTTTGCCTACTAATCCTACAAATTCAGCCAAAGCATGAGGATTAATAGTGGATATAGTTTTCTCAATGTTAGTAGCTTGTAATAATCTAGATTCTACTTCAGCGGGTACACTGTCTTTTAATATTTTATTAGCTGCTAACCCACTAGCTTGACTAGAAATCTCTGTAGGAAATGGATTTTGTGGAGAAGCACTACTAGTATTAGCGCCAGGAACCGGTATTCCACCAGGTGCAGCATTCTGAATAGGAGGTCTTAATGGAATTGTAGGCTGCGCTCCTGGAGAAGAATTAGGGTCTGCATTTCTGCCATATAAGTTCCAGGGTAAACCAGTTGGAGATTGATTCTGTTGTACCGCATTAGCTTCATAAAGCTGTTTTCCATATCCACTCAATGCTCTAGCAGGTGCCGTAGCAATTTGAGACTTTCTTAATTCATTTAATGTCTCAATAGCTTCTGGGGAAAATCTTCGATTAGCAATAGCTGCATTCAAAGCGGATGTTAAAGAATTTTGTTGCTTAACCGTTAATTCAGCGGGCGCTAATTGAGCTTGAATACTATGCAAAGCCGCATTGGACATTAACTCGCGTGCCCTGTAAGGCGTCAATGAAGTATCAGCATCAAAATGTCTAGTCTGCGCTTCCTTCAAAGGAACTTCAGCAAATTGATTCATATTTCTACCACGATAATACTCCGGCAAATAAGGTAATTCTGTCTTAATCTTATCCCCTTCCTGCATAGTATGATAAGCGGTAGCATCTGCTTGACGCGCAGCTGCTTGCTGGAGAATTTGCTTCCCTTGCTTCATCGCTAAATCTAATAATGATTCAAAAAATTGCGCCATTCTTTGCTCCTGCTATTTAAAGGTTCATATTAAAGCCGGGCACATTAGAATATCCCCCATCATAATATCCCCCATTCCCATGCGTACGTGCCCATGATAAATCGGCTTGGCCTTTAGAACTATAAGGACTAATCACATTGTTCATGGCACCGCTCAATACTCCAAATCCACCACCAGTCGCATAGTTAGCAGCTGCATTAATTCCCGTCTTTAACAAATCATTCCAAGGTGCCCATTTAGCAAGCTGACCTTCAGCTTTAGCATTCCCTTGATCTACATTTAATCCAGTCAAGGATTGGCCTAGCTTACTCGCACTATCATATCCCTGATTAGCCACATTTCCTTCCCCTTGCAAGTAAGAATTGTTGGTATCAAAATAATGCTTCAAATAAGTTTCCATGTCTTCATCTAGCAGTCCACTCGTATAGTCCGCTATCTGCTTATCTTGCTGGCCTGTACCCAATGTCCCCTGCTGAGCAGCGTTATTTCTAATGACATCTAGTATCTTAGTGAGACGACTATTATAACCTTCTGAAGGCTTATAACTGGACGTAGCTTTATTAATATACTCAGCCGGATTTTGCATATTATTAAGTCCGGCATCATACTTTCCAAACGCCGTGTTCCCACGATCAATAAAAGGCTGATACGCCGCCTTAGATGCTTCCATCGCCTTAGCTATGCCTTTCTCTTTCTCTTTGGCTGCCTTAGAAGCACCACCATCAAATATGTCTAATAAGCTCATAAATATTTCCTATAGCGCTGTTAAATTAAAGGAGTACCAAACATTATTGATGCGTGTCTGCAAAATTCCGCTGGTATAAGATTGAACAATTATTGTTTCATTTGAGGCTGGAATTGTGGCGATTTGATCATCACTCAACTGAGGAACTACAAACCCAGAGCTATTCATATAGCTCACAATATACTCATACAAATTTGCCATCCAAGTCGCCCAGGTGTCTATCAATTCGCCTTGTTGGTTAACCATTTGTGCCTGTACTACCGGAGGGCCTAAATTTAATGCCATTAATTTACCCCCACTGAATAATAAATCACGCCACCGTACACATTAAAGTCAATCTGATTTGTGCATTCATACTCAAACACTATATTTCTGCCGTCTGCAAACCCACTAACCTGGTCAAATTTTGGTATCACGCTCCCATCTCCCAAGGGGCTTAAGGGAAGTTCCATAGTATTTCCGAAGGTTTGACCGCCATCTTTAGACACTTTAAGCCTTACTACTGGGGCAGTATTATTAGGTGTCAAAAGGCCTATGCCACGCGGCATATTGAGCTGGAAGCGGTGGATAGCAATTTGGCGTTCATCGGAGGTGGCGAAAGGAGCCAAGCGCTGTAAACGGCGAATAGGCTCACCATTATTGTCAAGATAGTTTGGGGAGATTGCATAGAGTACTCCATCAATTCCTAGCCCGTAATGGGTTCCATTAAAGAACGCATGGGCATTTATAATATCTCGCGTTCCGTCTAACATCTCTTTTTCAAACCAATCTTCAGAAGATTCATCTTTGAAAAAGGTATGATCGTCAGTAGTAAAAGAAAGGTGATATTGGGGATAAGTAGTAACACTACTTACAAACCCTATGGCATCAGCTACATTCGTATAATCACTAATGGTATCTTCAAGAGCGCGATCACTTATCCTTTCTATTCCACGCTGACTTAACTGCATGACCAAAACTCGACCTTGATTATTGGCTAAAAATGGTACAGCTCCTTTGCCGCTTTCTGTGACGGATCCTTGTTGGCCTAATGAGCCACGGGCGGATAATCCCACGGACTGAAAGAAACTGGTGTCTCGTTTAGCGGGAGGGCTTGCGCCACCTGCGTCGTAGAAAGAATTGATGGTATGACTGCCAAAAATGTAGAGGCGTCCTTCGCTGCTTGCACTTCCTTGACATTGATCTGCACTGCTACCTGATAAGACAATCTGATTAATACTTGGATAAGTAGTGGCATCATTCACGTTAGAAACGGCAACAAAGGAGCTAGTTCCGAGTGGAACATACATACGATTATCCAAATAGCTTGCCATTAAAGGCTGAGATAATCCCGTATCAGAAAAAGAGCTAACACTATCCCATACCCACGCCTTCACTCCATCCACAAAAATAACATGAGGTTGTGGAACGCCGCCAACTGTACGCTCATTGGCGTTAATACTTACAAATCCTGATGCCGTGGTTAAGGTGCCAATAGTAGTGGCTACCAGAGAAGTATCTAGGCTAAAAACCCGACTCCCCGCTACCCCATATAAAAGGTTGTTATTAACAAATAAGGCGCGACCCACTCCTCCTAGAGAAGCGGTCATGGCTAACAGCCCAGGTGTTCGTAAGAGATAGCCTGGTGTTTTTCCTTCGGCTTCTCGGACTACGTACATATTAACGGTACGTGAATCAAGGTACTGTTTAGATTGTTGTTTGTTGTAACCTGTAAGGAGGGTAATTTTTTGTTGTTCTACAGTCATCACCAAGGCCCCCATAATCCATATCCACTGCGAGCGTAGCTCCATCCCATATCCCCTTGTGGCAAGTCTCTGCGAGGGACAGAAACTTTCAAGGTGAAGTTAGCAGCTAATATCATAGTCTCTAGCTTATCCATTAGTTTTTGTTGCGCTTCAGTCCACTGTCCTATCTGATAAAATCCTATGAGTTCGAAGGCTAATTTGTAGCGTAAAAATTTTAGGTACCATTGAGGACAATCCGTCATTATTGTATCGAGGGTGACTTGTAAAAAAGCTTGAGCAAACGTGAGATAAACTAAAGCCCCACTATTTACTGCAATAGGATTAAGAAATTCTAAAGTGCCATTAAATTGGCCTCTTTCCAGCGAAACCCCTAATGGATAAGTATAGGCATTTTGATTTCGCGCACAGTAATCTAATTCTTCTGGAACTAATATTTCAATTGGAATAAGCCAACTATTGTTGATTTGATATTGAATAGACGCGCTTAATAGTTCTATGGGTTCTGCGGTAGTAACAATATCATTAGTAGGTAAAGCTCCAATGGTATAGCTACCTTGATTATTAATTGGGGTAAAACTAAGTTTAGTTCTATAAGGAATATGCAGCTTCGTTGCCGAAAATGTACTGAGCTGTTCATTCAGTAAATCTAATGCGGTTTGTATATAATTTAATGTAGGCGTTTCAGTAGGCATACAAATAGCCGTCATGTGTAACGCCTTAAAAATTACATCTTTTGCCGTAACGCTTGGAAGCTGCATACGTTATCCTTTAGCAGCGCTTTTTGCCGCCGCGATCTTTATCTTTCTTGTCTTTCATAAGACCTCCGTACATTCAAGTTTAGACAACTTGGCCGCTTTTTCCTTTGCTTCCTTAGGTGGTTCTACCTTCGGAGGAATAGGAGTTTGTGACCATCCTTTAGCTAGATAGGCTTGCGTGGCATCGGTATCGACTACAATGGGGGTTTCCCCTTGTTTGTAGAGCATAGATGTATTATTCACATCTTTTACGTCCTGCCAGCTCACGGTATGACTCATTGGATCCATAGAATTGCTCCTGTATTAAGTAATAATCGCACATCCATATTCTCCAAATACCTGAATACCGTATAAGTCTTCTAAACGATATTTAGACAAAGAAGGATCGCCTAAGTAGTAACCGGTCATACGTAATGACAACTTACTGACTTCAGAACGCGCACGTTCACACATTACAGCAGCAGGCGGTTTCATTAAATCGATAACTACAATCTGAATGGCTTCTTTATTCATCGCAAACCCAACGTTGTATTTACTACCGGAAGCTCCCAGAATATTAATGGCTGCTCCACTAGAAGGTGCATTCGTTACATTCTGATAAGGATCTGTAGTTGAGTAACTTAAGTATGGATAAATAGGAATAGTCGCCACACCACTAGCAGCATTAACCGGCGCAGTCACAATAAATTGTGCGAGTTGCCCAGTATCTAACTTACTTTCAGGGTTAACGCTATTAACTCCGCTAATAGTAAATCTATCACCTTGGGTTAATACACCGGTACTTCCTACCCAGCCATTACTTAATAAAGTAGTTGCCCCAGAGGCGGTTGAACCACTAATTAACGGAACAGAACTGGTGTAAGCGCCAACGGTATGCGTAGTGTTATTTTGATTCATCATTGCATCAAAATTCGAAATACGCGTAACTCGACCACTCTGAGAAGCTTGCTTATTGAAGACTTCATTAAAGTTATTCTGTACAGCGGTAACGATATTTCCGTAGTCATTTACATTCACAACTAAGAAACGCTCGTTATCATCTACACCAAATAAATTTAACTTGTTATTGGCAAGCTGAACCATACCGAACGAAGTCAATGGAGTCCCTGGAGTTCCGACCCAATTGTAAGTCCTATTCATAGCGCTATTAATGATGTTTCTTTCCATCATATTCGCAAGCTTAGCACCACCTGGTTCTGCAAAGTTCTTGGTGAAATCATCTAAGTTCAAGGTCATATCCACGTCGGTAAATGCGACTGGTACAACGTCATTAAAACTTATCGATAAATCTTCAGTGTACTGAATAACTGGATTGCTCACTCCGGTAATATCAGGCCCTGCATATCCATTTAAATAAATAGGCTTACGAATAGAAATCGCTTGGCCAGTAGGGAACAATGGGCTTTTCATTACTGAACGCACATTAAATGCACTTTCAAATGTAGTACTGCATAAATAAAACATCGCTAACTTATTTTTTAAACGACGTAAATACTCCACAGTTCGAATTTGGTTTGTGACTAATATATTAGACATGTTTATCACCTATCTTCGTAGGCGATGCACAATTCCTATCTAGTTTTTGGTAGCCTAGCCCTTACTTTCTCATACGCATCTAAGTCACCCGTCGATGCTGCATGAGCAGCAGCCTTGTCTAAAGCACTATAACTGGACAATCCTTGTCCACCTGCTCCACTTAATTTTTTAGTAGGAGAAGTAAGGTTTGGAGTATCTACCTTCGGAGCAGCATGCAGGAGTTTAGCTTCAAGACGACCTACCGCTCTTGCAGCGGTCATAGGATCCATAGCGGCAACTTTGCGCCACTCATCGGGATTTTTAGCAAGATAATAGTAAATCTCTGCTGCTTTATCCGACGAAGCGACTGCGTAGTCCATGGCTTTAGTTTCAGGGAGGCGGTTTAACTTAACTGATTTAACAACAGCGTCAAAATCAGCATATTTCTTTTTAGCTACTTCACATTGCTGGATCAAAGATTGCTGTAACTGTTCTTCATGAGCTGCAATTTGCCTTTTGTGGGCTACTTCCTTCTCATGCTCAGCCAGTATCTTTTGGTTAGCTTCATATCTAGTATGCGTATCTTCTTCCCATTCATCACGCGCTTCGATATAAGCTGCCATATCTCCATTGAATGCTTTCAAATTAGGTTTAGCAGCATAAGGATACAGCTCGACTTGCGGCTCTTCACTTTCTGCTTTACCAGCTACTTCTGGCCTTCCCTGGCTATTAGCACGCGCTAATTCTTCCCTTAATAGTTCATTCTCTTTAGCTAGCTCAGCTTCTTTTATCTTTTTTTGATAGTGAAGTTTATTGATGCGTTTCTTAAAGCTTTCTGGATCGTCATCCTTAAGCAGCTTATTAAGCTCAGCATCATCTTCATCTTCTTCACTATTCTCTTCAGCTGTATGCTCTTCCGAAGGCATTCCACCTTCTTCCGTAATCTCTTCTTGTCCCTCTTCTTGAGGAACTCCTTCAAAATCTGGTTCTGGTTCCGGTGGTTTTGCCTGTGAAACAGGAGGCGCTACCGTAAGCGCTTCATCATCTAAATTATCTGACATCTGTTATTTCCTTATAACATCTATGCAAGCCGGCATATTGGCATATATTCCCGTAGATTCACCCCTACGTAAGGTTTCAACCCAATATTATAAAGACAAAGCGACTTTAATTCTATACTTTTGAATTTGTTTTGATTAATATAGTAGAACTTACCTTGGGCAACAAGCAGTAAGTAGCCAATTCCCCCGACTCCTGTCATTTTTTCTCCTATATTGACGACTCGGGGGTTTTTATTTTAACAAAATGTATTTTCTCACCCATAAAAAATTGGTTCAGGCTTGAATCGTTTATATTTGCTTCTTTTATTAATAAAAGGCTCATAGAATTTATATCCGGCCTTATCATGAGCTGCCCATTCTTGAGCATGAGGGTCATGATGTCCTTTATCTGGTCTATCTTTCAATACTTTCTGATAGGGATTCCTTTTACCGGTCATCGTTATCTGCTCCTTTGCTTTCACTAATCTGTTTTCGTAGCTTCTCATTCTCTTTCAGAAGCTCGTCAATCTTATCGTGTGCATCGCTTTCGTCCAGTATTTTTCCAACATGCGTAAAATGTGCATTTTTAGTGGCCAAATCAGCCTTGATCACCTCAGCCTGTGCACGCGTATTAGTCGTTTCTACCTCTTGTTCTCCTTTAGCCGCTACCTGAATGAGCTTAAACTTCTCAAACTCTATCTTAGCTAAATCTACCATGCGTTGCTCTTTGGCTATCTCAAGCTTCACCTGCATTTCCTGCATTTTAACTTGCGCATTAATTTTAGATTCTTCTGCTCTCTGTTGAACTTCCATCATCTGGGCTTTTATTTTCTCCTGGGCAAGCATTACTTCAGGAGGAGGCTGATTAGCCTGTTGCATAGCTTGCTCATCACCCTCTACTTGAGCTTTGATTTGAGGAGGAAGAATAAGCTTAGCGCGTTCAACTATCTCTTCTTTGTTAATACCGTTATACGTAGAAGCCAATAAATCAGGAGCAGCTGCGGCAAAGTTAGGATTGGTAGCCGCTAACTCTAATAAAAATCCACGTTCAGCTTCTAGCTGAAGTTCATAGTTAACGCCAGCTTCTACCATGATGCTCAAGTTATCTAAATCTAATTCATTGAGATGCATTCCCTCGGGAGCAGGCTGATTGATACGTACAGAATAAGATTTATTCTCTTTATCACGTAAGCTCACTAACCTGGTCTTAGAATAAACGCGGGGGATCATATCCACCAGAATCATTCCAATCTGAAGAAGAGCACGGTCACTATTGCTGATGTAAATATTAGACTGCGTATTTTCCTGGCTAATCCTCATTCTACGGGCACGGCCAGACTCTTCATTTCCACGACCATCCATGGTCGCGTACTTACCCATTACTTCACGTCCTGTGTTAGAAATGCTATCGGCTAACTGCAACAGCTCGACAGGATAGGCACTTCCTTGCTGAAAGAATGGCCTGTCATCTGGATGTTCTTTATTATAATTGTACAACATGTAAGCATAGCTTTTATTGGGATTGTTCCAAAACACTTCATTGCCTTCTAATTGCTCACGTGTCAGCATCCATTTTCCATAACTTGCATATTGGACAGCCGTAACTTGTTCAGAGCGCACAAAGTTAACAGCCTTTTGAATGTCCCGTAGCACGTCAGTGTAGGATTTTATGTATTGG